TTGCATTAATGACCCACAATATATCGAAAAAGCGGGTGATGGGACAGCGCAGCTTACTGATTACGCCCTTAAACATGTTGATGAGTGCTGTCTGGCATTTGATATTACTTTCAGACGTAATGCCAGCTTTGGTGCCGTTGCATATAACGACTATATTCTTTTCAAAAACGCTGTATCTGATAGTTATCCAGAACTTCATTTTCAGAATAGCGGACCGAACAAAGATATATCTGATCGGGCCGACCAGTTGGCTTCATTTTCAACAGAAGCTGGTAATTTGGCCAGGATAAAGGGTGAATTACCAGCTACATTTTCAAAAACGCTCGTTTCATTAATGGATACACTTGGATATACAGTTGAGAATCTGGCAGAAAAAGCACAGCTGAGCGACAGACATATCAGAAACTGGAGAAATACCGAAACGGCTCCAAAATCATTACGAGCTGTTGTAGCCGTATGTATTGGGATGCAATTACACCCAATTTTAAGTCATGACCTTATCCACAAATCCGGACATTCCTTTATGAATACTGAAGAGCATATCGTTTATCAAATGATTCTGAATTCGTGTTATATGAAATCCATTTTTGAATGTAGTGACTATTTAACTGCTTGCGGGTTTAGACCTTTTAATAGCGATCAATAATATTTCAAAGCAGCGGAACAAAATATTCCGCATTCAAAACATGTTGATTAAGCCCTTCTTGCCACTTTTTGAGAAATTACAAGTGGATTAAGAGGGGCTTTTTTTGTTTGTACCGGAATATTTTGTTCCGGGTTTATTATTTCGTTTGATTTTATTATGAACCTAGTGATGGTGTTGAGCTGGATGCAGACAGACGGTTACTAAACCCTATTTGATCCAACTATTGACTGACCAGGCATCTCGCTTAATCCATTGACGATCACTTCAAAGTGCATCCAATGATCACGGATGGTTCAGCACTGTGAAGTGAACAACCAAATAACGAACAGCTGACTACTGAACAGGAAGCTGCAATCCGAAACGGAGAAATCTGTGGTGGACTGCGGTCGGGCTTATATAGCCCTTTTCAGCCAAGCTGCGCAATTCCTCCGTTTCGAGACAACGACAAACGGAGGAATTATTATGTCGAACCAAGACAATCAGAACCAATCCAACGAACGCAAAATCTATCTCAAGGACCTGCACCTGTGGGTGCCAGTCAGCAAGACAGACTACGACAACTACTACCGCGACATAAACGCCTATCGACGCAAGCAACAGGAACACAGCCGATGTGTCTGCCCTGCAAGCAAGCGCTATCTTTGTGACATGGACTGCTGGGCTTGCCGCTTTCGCAAGGCGGGCGACGAGCTTTCCCTGGACTATACCGTCACCGATGATGACGGTAACGAAAAGAGCTGGCTCGATGATTTGGCCGACGATTCTCCAAGCGCACTGTCCATCATAGAGGATCGAGAGCTCCTGGACGCTCTTATGACTAAACTAGGCGAGCTCGACCCCGATGGTCGACACATCTGCGAACTTCTTATGCAGGACAAGACCGAACGGGAAATCGCTGCCATCATGGGCTTCTCACAACAGTCAACAGTCAACTATAAGAAACGCAAAGCGTTTGAGACGCTTCGGGAACACCTGCGCGACTACATCTGATGCCGCGCCCAATTTTCTCCGGCTGCCTTTATTGGTGGCCGGAGAAATTCTTTTTCTGATTTTCGTTCAAACCACCCGGTCACCTCCATTGGGTAGTAGAAAGAGCAAAACAACAAACGCTCCTTCCAAGGAGGTGAAACGAATGTATAAGGCACATACAAGACCCCGGAGCAGCGCTACAGATGATGAACTCGTTGATGTTCTCACTGCGATCAGCGTTGTATCCATGCGGCTGGCAAGAAAATTGACCTTGCTTGCCAAGCAGAGCCAATCCAAGGAAGGAGTAAAAACAAATGAGCAAAATGAGCGACATGTCCATGATCATCGAAGAACTGCGCAGCGCCGCTGCAGCTATTAACGAAGCCGCAAGCTGGCTAGCAGGGCAATTCAGCTGCAACGAACCCTCGCCGGAACCTACGCCATCCGAGCCGGACCTTACGCTGGAAACGGTCAGAGCAGTCCTCGCGGATAAATCCCGTGCCGGATTCACCGCCCAGATTCGATCGCTGCTCCTGAAGTATGGTGCCGATAAGCTATCAGGCATTGATCCGGCCAACTACAAGGCGTTGCTTTCAGATGCGGAGGGACTGAACCATGCCACCTAAAGGACATGCCGTTCTCTCCGCATCCAGCTCTGAGCGCTGGATCAATTGTCCGCCCAGTGCACGGCTCTGTGAAAGCTACCCCGACAAGGGCAGCGATTACGCCGCCGAAGGCACTGACGCTCATGCGCTTTGTGAGTATAAGCTTCGCCGGGCGCTGGGCATGGAGGCAAAGGATCCGACTGAAAACCTCACCTGGTTCAACGAAGAGATGGCCGACTGTGCCGATGGCTATGCTGCCTACATTCTTGAACTGGTGGAAACAGCCAAGCAGACCTGCGCCGATCCGGTCGTCCTGATCGAGCAGCGTGTGGACTTTTCTCGCTGGGTAGAATCTGGCTTTGGGACCGCCGATTGCATCATAATCGCGGATGGCACCTTGCAGATATGTGACTACAAGCATGGGCTTGGCGTTCTAGTTAGCGCGGAAAAGAATCCACAGCTGCAGTGCTACGCCCTGGGTGCCTTGGAACTTTTCGACGGAATCTACGACATCGACACCGTTCGCATGATCATTTATCAGCCGCGCCGTGACAACATCAGCACCTATGAACTCACGAAAGACGAGCTCTACCGCTGGGCCGACGAGGTGCTCAAGCCCACGGCCGATCTCGCTTTCGCCGGTGACGGCAATTTCCTCTGCGGCGAATGGTGTGGCTTCTGCAAGGCAAAACACGACTGCCGAGCCAGAGCCGACGCCAACTTGGAGCTTGCCCGTTTCGACTTCAAGCTGCCGCCACTTCTTACAGACGAGGAAGTCGAAGAGATCCTGACCCGCGTCGATGATCTTGTCGCCTGGGCCACGGACATCAAGGACTACGCTCTGCAACAGGCCATCAGTGGCAAGGAATGGATCGGTTGGAAGCTCGTCGAAGGCCGTTCCAACCGCAAGTACACCAATGAAACAGCGGTCGCAAACACAGTAAGCGATGCAGGCTTTGATCCGTATGAGCACAAGGTCCTCGGAATTACTGCCATGCAGAAGCTAATAGGCAAGTCCCGTTTCGAAGAACTCCTCGTGGCCTATATCGAAAAGCCTCAAGGCAAACCCACCCTCGTGCCAGAGAGCGACAAACGCCCGGTCATGAATACAGCCAAAAACGATTTTATGGAGGAAAAAGACTATGAATAACAACACCAACAAGGCCAACAACCCGATGAAAGTTATCACTGGACCCGACACCCGCTGGAGCTATGCCAACGTTCATGAGCCTAAAAGCATCAACGGCGGTACTCCGAAGTTCTCAGTTTCGCTCATTATCCCAAAGTCCGACACAAAGACCATCACCCGGATCAAGGCTGCAATTGAAGCTGCGTACCATGAGGGCGAATCCAAACTCAAGGGTAACGGCAAGTCTGTGCCGCCGCTGGCAGCGATCAAGACTCCGCTTCGCGACGGTGACAGCGAGCGCCCGGATGATCCCGCCTATGCCAATGCCTATTTCATCAACGCAAATGCTACCACGGCTCCCGGCATCGTGGATGCTGATCGAAACCCCATTCTGACCCGATCCGAGGTTTACTCCGGTGTTTACGGTAGGGCTAGCATCAGCTTCTATGCCTTCAATTCGAATGGCAACAAGGGCATCGCCTGCGGCCTGAACAATCTGCAGAAGGTACGCGACGGCGAACCTCTCGGTAGTAAGGTCAGTGCTGAGTCCGATTTCGCAACCGATGATGACGACGACTTTCTGTCTTAAGTAAGGAGGGAAAACCAATGACAACGATTTTGCTGAATATCCTTTTGGGCCTGTACTCCGTTTTATGTGTCACGTTCCTGATCTCCATGATCCAGAGCATCCTTGGCGACCGCAAGCGGACTAAGCGTGACGAAGAACGCGAAGCTCGTGATCGTGAGTATCACGAAAAACGCATGCGTGATTTCAAGTAAAAACCTGTGGGTGGTAGGAGCAATCCTACCACCCATATTCGCAACTAGAAGGGATCGGTATATGGAAGAATCATGGAAAGACATTCCCGGCTACGAGGGGCTTTATAAAATCAATAAATCCGGGCAAATACTGAGCCTTCGCAGTGGCCAACTCCGAAGGGATGTTCAGAGTGGGCATGGTTATCGAGCTGTTCAACTCTCAGATGGGAATCATACTAAAAGACGATTCTATGTTCACAGACTTGTAGCAACAACTTTTCTTGGTGCTCCATCGGCAAAAGAATACGTCGTGAACCACAAAAATCTCAACAAGAAGGACAATCGAGTTGTAAATTTGGAGTGGACTACAAACGAAGGTAACATGCACCACGCATATACAAATGGAAAAACCGATTTCCGAAGACAAATTAGAATAGACAATAAAACCGGCATTAAGGGTGTATCCCAACAGTCAGGTGGTTATCAAGTATCCCTCAACGGTAGATATATTGGTTGGTATAAAACACTTGATTCTGCTAAAAAGGCAAGGGCAATCGCAGAAATGGAAGTGTTGAAATGCGTAATTTGAGCATCGACATAGAGTCGTTCTCATCGATCAATCTATCCAAATCAGGCTGTTACCGCTATGTCGAGTCACCGGATTTCGAGATTCTGCTTTTCGGTTACAGCGTCGACGGGGGAGAAGTCCAGGTTGTTGACCTTGCCAGTGGTGAGAAGATACCGGGCGAGATCGTTGCTGCGCTTAAGGATAAAGCCGTAACCAAGTGGGCGTTCAACGCAAACTTTGAGCGTGTCTGCCTATCGCGTTTGCTCGGTCTACCCACCGGTGAATATATTGACCCCGCTTCTTGGAGATGCTCAATGGTGTGGGCGGCGACGATGGGACTTCCGCTGTCGCTTGAAGGTGTCGGTTTTGTGATGAAGTTGGACAAGCAGAAGCTCACAGAAGGTAAAGACCTGATCAAATTCTTCTGCCAGCCTTGTGCTCCAACTCAATCCAACGGGCAGCGCATCCGCAATTACCCGCATCATGCGCCAGATAAATGGTTGGCATTTAAGCAGTATAACGCCCGCGATGTCGAGTCGGAGATGTCCATTCAGGAAAGACTCGCCAAGTTCCCGGTGCCGGATAGCATCTGGGACGAATATCACCTCGACCAGGAGATCAATGACCGCGGCGTGGCGCTGGATATGACATTGGTGCAGGCGGCTATGGCAATGGATGGTCGCTCCCGATCTGAGCTTACCACTGCAATGAAATACCTGACGGAACTGGATAACCCAAACTCAGTGCTACAGATGAAATTGTGGCTTGCTGACAATGGCATGGAAACAGATACGCTAGGCAAGAAGGCAGTCACCGAGCTCATGAAAATCGCACCACCAGAGCTCGTGGATGTGCTCGCCCTCCGGCAGCAGCTTGCCAAGTCATCGGTTCGGAAGTATCAGGCGATGGCGAATGCGGTCTGTTCAGATGGCCGCGCTCGTGGGATGTTTCAGTATTATGGCGCAAACCGGACCGGTCGCTGGGCTGGCAGGCTCATTCAAATGCATAACCTCCCGCAGAACCATCTGGTGGATCTGGCTGAAGCCCGCGCCCTTGTGCGAATCGGCGATTTTGATGCACTAGAAATGCTCTATGACGATGTGCCGGACACACT